GGCAAGAGACCGAGGGATGGTCAAGCCAAAAACACACGGTCGAACCTCCATTTTGCGCTGGTCATTAAATGGTGTCAATGTGTGACACCCTCTCTGCGCCCCATGATGCGATGCATGCTGCCTCGCAAGTATGGCCACAACTGGCCAACTCATCGAGACCTGCGATGCGCTGTGCCCACTTCACTGCTGCTGCCTCTGCCTCATCTGCCTTGGTGCGTGGCGATATGCCTAGCACCTGTGGACGCCATGTGCTTGCGCCTGGTCTCAGTGGTATACCGAACGCTGATGCCCTGAGTGGTCCCATGACCTCACCAGCAGACTCTGCAAGCCGTTGCAGTGTTCTGCCCTTACCAAACAAGTCCTCCACCACCAGCACGAACTCAGCACCATTGATGGCCTGCCTGATGTCCTCACCAATCATAGTGAGTGACCTAACCTCGCGCTGTGAACCGCTGGCAGTGGTGAGCACCCAGATCGGACCTGAGACCCGCCTGCGAATGCTCCAACGCCAGCAGCAGACTGCTCGACCGTCCACCATCATCACTGCTGCCCCTGCTTGGTATCCCGGATCTATACCGATGATCATCATCTTGCCTCCATGAATAGCGGCATTTGGGCCAGCCTATTCTTTGCCAGCTCACAATATTCTTTGTGAATATCGCACCCAATACCCTCTCTTGCTAACACTTTACAAGACATTAGAGTTGTTCCAGATCCCAAGAACGGGTCAAGCACTTTGTCACCAACAAATGAATAATAGGTGATGATCTTATCAGATAAGGCTCTTGGAAACACAGCCGGATGTTTGGACTTTGTTGCGGGATTGATTTTCCATAAGTTGCTTCTCTCATACGGTGAAGCCACCAAAGAGCGTGATATGATTTCTTTATCATATGATTTCAAGACCTTATCGATCAAAAATGGGGCGGGCTTTTGGAACACAAAAATAACTTCAGTGACGACATTAGGCTTGTATGCCACAGGCTTTCTGTGTTGGAAAAACTTACCGTTTCTGTTAGCCGCTGACCCTTCAGGTTTGGACCAAATAATATCGTCTAAGTATTTCCAACCCATTTTTTGCATAATAGGAAAAAAGTCAAAAGGAATGGGCAACCTCGTGCTTTCACAACTTCGTTTTTCTCTTGGGACGATCACCGGTGAAAGATTGACAACACACATTCTCCCCTGCTTTGTCACCCTATAGACTTCCGTGAATACTTCCTCAAGAAATTTCAAATACTCTTTGTAGCTTTCCCAATGTGAATATGGGCGCGCGTTATAGTAGGGGGGTGAAGTGATCGTTAAATGAATTGTGCTGTCCTCTAATGTCCCCAAAACGGCGCGGGCATCCCCATGTATTATTTCAGACTTCATCACTTCACCCCGCTTCAATGCTGCCATCTGGCATCTGCCTCATATGTTCTATGCAGTCACCTTGGATCATGGTCGTGCCCGCCATGCTACCTCCTCTTGTACTGTGAGTGCCGCCAGACCGCTGCCTGGTATCGCAAGTCCATCACGGCATCGTGGTTGCTAAAAGGGGATGTCATCATCTGCCTGCTGAGTGTAGCTGCCCTCCCTATCGCTGCCCTTTGAACTCAGGAACAGCACGCGATCACCTATGATCTCAGTCATATATCGCGTTGTGCCGTCATCAGTCTGCCACTGTCTGGTCTGGATGCGCCCCTCAACATAGCACTTGCGCCCCTTGGTCAGATACTTCTGGCATGTCTCTGCAAGTTGGTTGAACACCACCACACGATGCCACTCTGTCTGGTCTTGCCACTCACCATTGACCTTGCTGCGATGGCTGGTAGCCACTGACAGCTTGCCCACTGTGGTGCCTGATGGTGTTGTCTTTGTCTCTGGGTCATTGCCCAGATTGCCGATGAGTTGTACCTTGTTAAGCATTGAATCTGTCCTCTGTTGGTTCTGTGAATAAAGTGTGCGACCCATGCCAGTCCAGATGCGCTGTGCCTGTCCTGCCATGTCTGTTCTTCCTGATGATGATCTCTGCCTCCACCTCTGGTGTTGTGTCGTTGTATATGCTGTCTCTGTAGAGCATCATAACACTGTCTGCATCCTGCTCAAGTGACCCAGACTCACGCAAGTCTGCCAGACCTGGTCTCTTATCTCTGCGTGCCTCCAGACCTCTGTTGAGTTGTGCCAGTGCCACGATGGTGATCCCCATCTCCATGGCAGCGATCTTGAGTGCTCTGCTGACCTCTGTGACCTCTTGATACCTGTCCTGCTGCCTGCCACCCAATCTGATGAGCTGGATGTAATCAATCACGACCAGACGCACACCAGCAGTGTCAACCAGTCTCTTGACCTCCACCATCAACTCTGACAGGATCAGTGCTGGTCTGTCCTCGATGAATAGTGGCAGCGCAGTGATGTGCAACCGCTCAGATGTCTCCTCGATATGCTCCCATTGCTCTGGTGTCAGATTGCGATTGCGAAGCTCAGACAGTGTCAATGGTGACCTCGCTGCCAGCAGTCTGGTGGTCAACTCTGCTCTGGTCATCTCCAATGATATGAACATCGTGGGCACACCAGCACTGGCGTTGTGGTCTGCAATGTTGAGTGCCAGTGAACTCTTACCCATCGCTGGTCTTGATGCGAGCAGCACCAGATGCCCCGGTTGCCATCCCTCAAGCAGCAGATCCAATGACTTGAATCCAGACCACACTCGTCTGTCTGGTGCTGTTGGCCTTGACTCCATCTCTGCCAGCAGTCGTGGCAGATACTCTGTGACCTGCTCTGGTCCGTTGGTCTCGCCTCGTCTGAGCCTGCCAGCGGCAATATCAAGTGTCTCTCTGATGGTCTCAAGTGCCGCATCAATCTGCTCTGCTGGATGCTTGCCCAGATCCTGCACCGACTGCCGCGCACCAAGATACAGATCACGCGCTGCTGCCACTGTCCTAATCTGTCTGGCATAGTAGCGCAGTGATGATGCTGGTGGCGTATCAGAGTAGTCTGAGACCAGGCACAGCAGTTGCTCTGTGTCTTTGCCTTGCAGTCTGCCTGTGACGGTCACCAAGTCAATTGGGACATCGTTGCTGACCATGTCCTCAAGTAACTCATACAGTTGCCTGTTGGCATCATCACCCATGTCTGACGGCTTGACTAACTGATTCAAGTCTGCCCACCTGTCTGGATGCTTGACCAATGACGCCAGCAGTATCCTCTCCAGCCTTGGCACCTGTGGCAAGTCCATCATCAGATGACATCCTTGATTGCCAGTAGTGCCTCGTTGGCTGTCTTTGCTGCCAGTCGCTCTGCCTCAACCTCACCATTGAGCCTGTCGACCTCCTCACATAGCTTGTGGGCAATGATGGTGAGACCCATGACCTGCCTGTAGGCATACTTCCCAGTGCCCAGCTCACGCTGCATCTTGATTCTGTTTCTCATCTCTTTGGTGTCAATCGGCATGGTGGACCCTCTTCTCTGCTGTTAGTGATAACCCTCTTTCCTCTCTGTCTTGCCGCCACCAGTTCTGCCCCAACTTGCTGGTGCGCCAGTATCTGTTGGTGGTGTGGCTGGTGCCCTCACATGGCTTAGAGCAGAGCAGTTTGTGCCTGTGTAGCCTCTTGAGACTGTGCAGGCACTCATCTGGCTCCATGCCCAGACGCTCTGCCAGATCCTCTGCATTTGGGTACTCTGGGCACCTGTGACTGCCCAGTAGCCTCATCAACTGCCTGCCCCTGATGCCTGCTGATGCTGGCAGTGATGACTCTGCTGTGATGACTGGCATCTGCTCAGAGCATCTGCCTGCCCATCGCTCTGCCTCATCTGACAGGGAATACCTGCCATCGACCTCTGACGGCACCAGCACGCCTCGATGGAATAATGCTGCAAATATCTTGTTGACTTGGCTCAGTGCAGTGCTGGTGCCAATTGCCACATCTGTCTCTGTTGGATAGTCAATCGATGTGTTGTGCATCCACATCACCACCTCTGCCTGTTTGCTGCCAATGCCTAGTATGCCTTTGTTCACTTGCCCTGCTCCTATAATAGCGGCAACATAATCGCTGCCTAGTTGACTGATCGTGTAATGGTATGGTCTTGCCCTCGTTGGTGGACTGCATCTCACAGCGAGACCACGCAGCACCAGAGTGCTCAACTGCTTGGATGTGTTAGCGCCTCGCTTGCCAAGTCTCTTTGCCATCTGTGGTGCTGTGGTTGTGCCCTGTGCCAGCGACATGACCAAGACTTTAGACTCTGCGCTCATCCATCTTGTCGGTGTTCTGGTGATCACAGCAGTGCCGCCCCTGTCAGTGGTCCTCTGATGCCGTCTACCACCAGACCATTATCGCGCTGGAACTCCACCAGCGCTGCCTTGCTCAGTGGTCCCCAGATGCCATCCACCTCAAGCGGATAGCCAGCAGCATTGAGTGCCTGCTGCCACTCTGCATCGCTGTTGAGTCGCCTGACTTGATGGTGGTATCTGATGGCGTCCACCATCGTTGTGAGCGTGAGACCGGGGCATGCTGGTTTGCCAAAGTTGTGGTGCCCACAAAGCGCATTGACACTGCACTTGAGCACACCATGCAACTCATCTGGCATCTCAGACCACCTGCTGTGACCTGTCAGATGCCCCCATAATGACAGCAGAGACAGCATCTGTGCAAAAGTCGGCTCGCTTTTGGAGAAGTCACCACCACAGACGATGGCGACAAAGTGTGTGTTGGCATCTGTGCCGGGCACTGGTGACCCATGACCGCCCTGTGACCATGTGATGTCGCTGATGTCGTTGCACCAGTGCGTGACCCCATCTAGCGATATGTAGAAGGTATAGAGCAGACCAGGACAGCCAGACTCTGACACATGATTTGGTCCAACATGATATGCCGCTGTGTTGTATGGGTTGTCTCTGCCAGCAGTGTGGTGGACCACACCACCAACGATGTTGCTGATGAGTCTCTTGGTGAATCGCTTGGTAGCGTGCCGTGGTAACTCTGTTCTGATGTCCTTGAATATCATCTGCCCTCCTCTATGATCTGGTTAAGTCTACGCCCGACAACATATGCGCATTGCGGCACCACTGCATTGCCCAGTGCCTTCAACGCTGGCAGTGCTGCCTCCAGTCCCAGATCAAGACCACCGATGCCACTAAAACAACTGCCGATTCTCATCGTGCCTCCATCAGCTTGAGCAGATCGATCTGCGTTGCCTGCTTTGTGAACACCTGCCACCGCTCTGTGACGATGCCTGTGCCCGGATAAAGATCGTCAAGCTCGTCATCGCGCTCTGCGCCTAGTGCATCAAAGAGCCAATCACACACTGTCCATGGTTTAGCGCCTGCCAACCCTTTGCGCAGTGTGATGTTGGCAGCGACCCAGTCTTTCATTGTCTTCTCTGATCTCGGTCGCTTGCGTGCTGGCTTGATGTATATTGGCTCCCACGCATATGCCAGTGTCACATTGGGCTTGTAGCTTGCAAATGGCTTGACCCACGCACACACTCTGGTGCCCTCTGGCAATAGCGGCACGATGTATTGCATCGACTGAAGATCTGCTGATGATGACAATGCCCAACCATCATATGTGTCTGCCAGCATCTCAATCAATGCCTTGTGATCCACCTCTGCGCAGTTTGGATCGTCTTTGTAGAATCGACGCGCCTGCCGTGGGTATGGTGGATCGGCATAGGCAAGTCTCATTCTCTCTCCCATCGCAGTTTGAGTTGTGATGGTGTGGTGTTGACTCTTGGTCTGCTTGGCACGCTCCATGACTTGCCACCAAACTTCTCACCAATACATGTCCAGCCTGCACCACGCAGAGATGCACCAGACTCCTCTGGCAGAGTGTATGTGATGAGCTTGCGGTATCCTAGTGCCTTTGCCACTCGCCAAGCTGCGCCATACAACATGGAGTTAGCGTTGAATGTCCCATCAGTGGCCGATCTGTTGACCTCCAATGTCCAACTGTCATCTAATCTGCGAGCCACTGGCCTGCCAACCATCGCCACACCAACAATGCACTCCTTCTCTGTGCAAGCCACTGCCACTTGGAACACTGAGCCAACCGATGGTTTCAAGTGCCTGTGATGCTGCGCCACAAATGCCTTTGCCTCTGCCTGTTTGATTGGCACTATCATCAACACCCTGCCCCCTTGATGACATGACCATAGCCAATGATGTCCAGTCTGCCGTTGTGTGCCTTGTCGTAGCCACCAGATGCTGCCAGTGCCCTCTCCATGATGGTACTGATGTTCCTGTCCTCATGGAGCCACCACAACCGAGTGCCCTGGTCATCCACTGGTGGTGTGGTCTTGGCCTTGCATAGTGCGATGGTGCGCCGGTATGCTGCCACCACAATCATTGCTGGCAGTTGCTCTGGCTTGATGGTCTTGGCCTTGCTCTTGTATCGCTTGTCAATCTTGTTGATGCCGCCATCGAGCATCAGAAACAACAACTCCCCATCTGGTATCTGGTGTGTGGCTGGTTCCGTTTTAGAACCAGACGCATCACCCTGTTGTGGTTGGTCTTTGTTATAGATATATGCAGAGTGCAGATAGGGTGACTCTGTGCCACCAGTTGGGTGACTCTGTGCCCCCACCCCCTGTGACTCTGTGCCCCCACTGGGTGACTCTGTGCCACCACTCACCACTGTCAATCTCTGGTGATGGCTCAGTTGCTGTGGATGGATCTGATAGTCATTCTGTCTGCCCTTGCCGCCTCGGTATATGGTGATGATGTGCTTGCCCTCAAGCCTGACCAGAGCACGCATGACTGTGCGTCTGTGGAGTGCCGTATCATCTCCCAGTGTACCCAGTGATGGTGCGTACTTGCCGCACCTCAGTGTCTTGCTGTCTACCCTCAACACCAGTGCCATCAAGACCAGTCGCTCAGTTGGTGTGATGGATGTGCCAGCATCTCTGATGCGCCGCATGATGTCCAGTGCCTTCATCCCTTGTCCCCCATCATTATCACCACCTGCCACGATGTTAGCGATGCCTTTGCCCAGACCGCCAGTGCCTGCCGCTGGTCATCGTCAATGCCCTCTGCGAGCACTGCCATCTCCATGCCTGCCTCTCTGAGAGATAACACCACTTCCATGAGTCTGGCACAATCAATGGTCTGCTGGTTGCCTGTCTCTCTCCACTGCTGTGATGCAATGCTGTTGGCAGTGACTGTGGCACTGGCGTTGGCATTTGCCCATCTGACAATGGCCTCGATCTCTGGCTCATTGACTGCTGACCCATTGACGCTGTTGCCTATCGTGCGGCACAGAGCACCACCAGACAACACCAGTGCCTTAATGGACTCGATGAGCATGATGGTGTGCGCATTCTGAAGAGTCATCACATGCGCCTCTGCTCATATGCCAAGTGCAGCAGTGCCAGACCTGCCTCTGTCTGCTCTGCGCTCAGTGTCAAGCACTCTGCCCATTGCTTGTACTTCGTCACTGATGGCAGCCTGTTGTCCAGCTCCCAGAGGCTAACAGACTGGCGAGTGATGCCCATCTGCTCTGCCAGCTTGCATCCTGATGTGTTGCTACTGCGCCTCTGCTGCGCCATCCACTCACCCAACATGATGATCTCCATGATAGTGGTTGCGTTTGTTTGATACTCCCATTAGTATCACTCTGTCAACACTTTTGTTGACATCACTTGAGGGACACCATGAGAGACACCAGTGGAGTGGATACCATCATCGAGGTGTTGCTTATTGGTGGCATGCTTGCTGCCGTCATCATCCTATTGCTCGAGGTAATCAATGCTATCATCTGAACAGATCGACAAACTAGCCAAGGCACTCACAGTGGCAGCAGGTGAGTTGACAGATCCCCATCGTGGCAGAACTGCCAAGACCGGATCATTCTCATACAAATATGCGTCACTGCCAGACATCCTGCCAGCAGTCAGACATACACTGTCAAGGCATGGTCTGGCCATCCTGCAAGAGTGCGGCGAATCGTTCTGCACCACTCGCCTGGTCCACTCATCTGGCCAATGGATTGAGTCACTGTGGCCACTTGAGGTTGACAAGGGCAGACTGGCTGGTGCGCAGGCAAGAGGCAGCGCAGCGACCTATGCCAGACGATACTCTCTGTTGGCCTTGCTCGGTATGGCAGCGGATGATGACGATGATGGTGCTGCTGCATCACGGAAGCAACCACGACCTGCGCAGACTCCACAGCGCACTGTGCCAGCAGAGCAGCAGACCGCATGTGACTTCAACAAAGAACTGCCAGAGAGACTGGGACCACTGCTCGGCAGAGTGCAAGCCATCGGCAGATCCAAACCTCAGACCGTTGCCAAGTGGTGTGATGCCAGAGGTTGGCCAGACGTCCGACAAGGCACACCAAACAAGCAGCGATCATTCCTTAAATATATCAGCAGCGCAGTTGGCCAGACTGACTTGTGCAAGTGGCTGGACGAGCTTGAGCAGGAGGCAACTGCGACATCTGCCGGTTGATCGGTTATTACTCCAAGACAGGAGTGAGCATGTCAACATATCCTGCGTGGACCAGAGCCACGCCACCCGTCGTGCCCGCCGATGTGCTGGTTGACATAAACGCCATCATCGACAGATACCCTGACCAGTACAAGCAAGTGACACCGATGATGATCAGATCACTGATCGGTTGCTCCCAGTGGCGTGCCAAAGTCCTGCGCTATCTCATCAAAGATCCAGACAGGTTTGACCTCGACAGACCGCTGGACATTGACATCATCGCTGATGAGTTGCCGCCTGACAGACCCATCGAGGAGTTGATCGCAGAGCGCATCAGAGCATCGCAACGAGACCATGCCAAGACCAAGAGGCACAGCAGAGAGTTGACGCTGCCAGCAGAGCCAATCGGCATCATGGTCTTTGGAGATCCACATGTGGACTCTGGACACTGCAATTGGCCCAGACTGCATGCTGACATTGAGTTGGCACGCGCCACGCCTGGTGTGGTCTGTGCTGCTGTTGGAGACCAACACGACAACTGGATTGGCAGACTGGCGCGACTGTATGCCGACTCTGACTGCAAGGCATCGGATGGTTGGCGTCTGTCGCGCTATATGTTCGACACACTCACATGGATTGCAGTCGTTGGTGGCAATCATGATGCGTGGGCAAATGGACCAGGCATTGACCCAATGGCATGGATCACCAGAGAGTGTGGCGTCATGTGTTATGCGCCTGATGAGATCCGCATCACCCTCAAGTGGCGCAAGCGACCAGACCTTGAGCCACTAGTGTGGATACTGCGCCATGACTTCAAAGGCAGATCATGGTATCACTCCACCCATGGACCGCACAAAGAGGCAACACTGGATGGCAAGTGCCACCTGTTGACCTGTGGCCACATCCACCAGTGGGGACAACTGACCACAGAGCAGCGGCATGGCAGAGTCACGCATGCCATCAGAGTCAAGGGATACAAGCGTGATGATGACTTTGCACGCGCTAAAGGATTTCCAGAGCAGCAGTATGGTGAGTCATGTCTGGTGGTCATTGACCCAGAATCAACTGAACCGGGCAGGATCTCAGTATTCTGGAATCTGCAACAGGGTTGTGATCTTCTGACCAAACTGAGAGACCGCTGACACATTGAGACAGCAGTGATGGTCTCTGCGTGGGTTATGTTGTCCACGGAGGTGAGCATTGGGGATTGAGGATCTGATCATATGGACATGTGTCAACTTGGCCATCGTGGTCTCACTGTCGGTATTCATTGAAGTCTTGAGCTGGGGCTTCATCACCATGGCAGACTGCATTGCGCTTGACTTTGACCCAGTCTGCTATTCGGTCCACGCCAACAGACCTGTTGACGATGTCGATGAGCCAATGTGGTGGCCACACCACGACCAGGCAGATGCCGATGATGATGGTGATGGTTGATGTGGCGCAAGCTCGGAGCATTCCAGCTTGGTGTCATCGTGGGCATCATCTATGGATCAGTGATTGCGACACTCACCAGTTACACCATACTCATTGCGCTTTAGAAATAAACGCTGCACGCATAGCCAATCGGTGTCTGGTTGAAACAAAAGTATAGACACCATGTGTGAATGTATATACACTGTCCTCATGGTTGGCGATGTTGCCGACCACAACAGAGGACAAAGACAATGACAACCATTCCGGCAAACACAACCGACAGACTGAACATCATCAAAATCACTGAGGCTATACGCCTTAATCAGTACGGGGAGTTCGAGGGCAAACGGCACGAACAAGTTTATGCGCACTTTAGTCGTGAGGATATCAGGACAGAAATTGTAGACTGTAGAGAGCAGATAGCGCCTTTTTTGTCCCTAGAGTTAGGGAATCTCTCTGTTCTCCTATCGCCACAGCAGTTCACAACACTCCGCGACCAGATGAACGCGATCAAACTATAAGCCGAAACGCCCTACGGGGCGTCGTCACTGGGTGTTTCCAGTGGCCTGATGATGGCAGACATCCATGACAAAGGACACACAATGACCAAGACAACGACCACCAAAATCATCCAAATCAGAACCGCTTGCTGCTTGGCGCAAAGCCTCTTGCAAGATGGCATTCACACCTGCGAGTATTGCGGCACAGAAGACCCAGAACTGCGCGAGTATACGCCAGAACCACAAATCAAATACAACTGGTATTAAACAAAGGACAAAAGACAATGACACTGATTGAGATTCAAAAGAGACTAAATGCAACTACTGATACAGGCAGCATACTTGCAACCGTTGATGCTTTGGCCGATTGTGTCAGCACAACCGACGATTTACCATGTGAGGATTGCAAAGAACTGGTGCCAGTTGATGACTTCTGTGGTGATGACAAGCCACATGGCTACACAGAATACCTGTGTGGAGATTGCTACTGCGCAAGACAGGAAGCGATGAAGCCAAAGTCTGCACTGTATTTAAGTCGCGCCAGTGACACATCTGGTGGTGAATGGATGTACGATGTATTGCATGATGGTGGTCATCTTGGCATGGGCTTTGTCTATATGGAAGCAACTGACCGCAAGTGGATATTTGAACCCTCACAACCATGTGAATATCCATATGCTGTCATGGATTCATTCAACGAGATACTGCCAACACTGACCAAGATGCGATCTGCGCCACCACTCAGTGCTGAAGAGATTGCAACCATCAACCAATCAACTATGGAGCAACAATGAGATACACAAGCAGAGCATCAAGAGCAGCATCTAACTGGGCAGCAGGCATGGCCATCAATGCCATCGTTGCCATGGTGGTCGCCATCGGCATCTTGGCTGGATGGATAGTCATACCATGAGAGACCAGAGCATACTGATCCGAGTAAGCGCAAACGAGGCAGAGACCATCAGAAGCAACGCTGCTGCTGCTGGCCTCTCTGTGTCTGCGTATATCCGACAACGCGCAACCACGGCACCAACGCCAGACAACGCACTCAGACGGCAACTAGAGGCACTACTGGGCAATCCAGCAGACTAGCCCAGACTAGCCCAGGCAGGCATGATGGCAGCGCATTGGCTACCATCATGCCTGCTCTGTTGTTAGTCGTCTTTGCCTTTGACATCATCGATGATCTGGCCTGCGCCCTCAACGATGCCGCTGATGTCAGGATCAACATCAATCTCTTTTGAGTCCAAGTCATATGAGCATTCGCCAAACATGGTTGACAGCACGATGGCAGTGCCCACGATGGTGAAACTGATGTTGTATTTTTTGAGTATCTCTTTCATATTAACCCCTGTCAGTGTTGCTGATTGTGTCCCTCAACCCCTTAACATCATCGTGGATGACTTCCACCTTGGCGTGCAACACCTCATGCTTGGTGCTCAGTCTGCGCACTGAACCCTTGAATGTGTCACGGTCTTTGATGTGCTGGTCCATCAACTCACGAAACCGCTCATCAGACTCATCCAGATGCCTTGCCGCCATCGGCAGCAGATGCTTGGTGATGAGCAGGAACCCACCATAGAAGATGACCAGAGTGAATACGAAACCGCCTGCCGGTCCTGATAAATGGTCGAGCACAGTATCCATATCAATCCTCTGGATCGTCGTTGGGATCCCATCCACCTGCACCAGCAGAGAGTGTGGCAACCACCATGTTGTCAATCAACTGGATGTCAATAATGCCGCGCCCGTGATCCGACAGTGTGACACCACGCACCAGACCAACAGCAGCAGACAGAGACAAGTCTGCATCTGTCAGCTTGACGATGTCACCTAACTGCAACCACAGCAGAGACTGGTCGGCCTCATATGTGATCGTGCGATGTGTGAACCCTTTTGCAATGCTCCACCAGAGCAGAGTCTTGACTGCACTGGCCTCGTCATAGATGATGTCGGTGCTGGTTGTCTCATGCTGTGATACCCCGTACCGTCTGACGCTGGCCTCCGCGAAGAGTGTGGAGTGCTCTGTGCCATCAGTGGCCTCTGTGTCCAGAGCGGCACCGATCCGACTTGGCCCTGTCTCAATGACTGCCACTCCCCTGTGCGCATCCTCGCCAGCATCGTATCCATACTCCAACTTAAACGAGTTGATCACATCACTCACATCTCTGTCGTATTCTACTGGCCCTTGGCGCACGATGCCTGGTGCCACTGTGATGTGCTCGACTGCATCAGCACCTGTGGCAGCATAGTCCCACCAGACTGGGTATAAGCCATCTGGACCAGAGTGAATGGTCACCGGCACCAACGGCAGAATGTTTTGCTGCACATACTCCCATGGCGAGACCTGATCATTGACGAATCCAGCAGTGAGCCACCCATTCAACCGCTGCCTCAACAGATGCCACTTGGCTCTGTCCCATCTGATGGTGGACTGGTCGAGCCACCAGATGGCCAAGTCACCCAGACCTGTGATTGGTCCTGTGCCATTGAGTCGCTGCAACCCACCGCTCTCCAAGCTGATATAGAAATCACTCTGTTTATTAAACTCTGCCGATGTGAGACTGCTGATGTCAAGTCGTGCTGTCCTGGTGTTGCCTGTGTACGAGTAGGACACATTGACACCAGTTCTGCCGTCCCACTCCTCGTAACTGACGACCTCTCCAAAGCTGGCGATCTCAGCCTTTTGCAAGTATGCCCAGACCGTTGCCTCTGTTGATGCCAACTCATGACCTGCTATCATCAACTCTTGAGCAGCACCGCCAACGCTTCTCTTCATTACAATGGCCTTGCTGCCTCTGACATCATTACTGGTGCCATCCAGACTGCGCAATCTGCCCACATCGCCCCAGACCACTGGAAACACATAGCTGGTGTCCTCAATCGTTGTGCCATCCGTGTCATTTTTGACGATGTGGAAATCAGGAGGATACACAGCAGCATCATCATATGGTTGCTCCTCAAGACTGAACACCACTGCCTCATACGCTGCGCCATATTGTGGTTGTGACACCCTGCCAGAGATTAGCACATGTCTGTCATCTGTCCAGTTGCGTCCACCATCAAGCGGTATGATTGCCAGCTCACCAGTGGCAGCAGACAAGTCATGCCCATCTGCAACCATCGATGCCACATCCTCTGGCCAGTACAACTCCAGACTGATGGACAACATCTCTGGTGAGTCTGCCAGCACTGCGAGCACCTGTGACAACTCAAGTGGTGCAAGACCACCATCGAACTGCAACACATCACCATCTGCATCTGTGAGTGTCACTGGTTGAGATGACCAACGCCACTGCCTGCCCGCATAGTTGATGACCACTAGCCAGCACAGCGATGTGCCTAACAAGTCTGGCCTGCTCAGTGGCCTTGGCATCAGACCTCCTCCTCAATCACAACTGGCCCAACTCGCCAGACCTCATCCTGCCGCTCTGTGCCTTGGATGCTTTCAACTGGTATGCTGCTGGTGACTCTGCCAAGCATGTGCCAGTGTCGCCTCTCCAAGACTTGTGTTGTGACGCCGCCTGTGACGCGCTCGATGGCTGGCAAGTATATCACTGGCGCATCTGGCCCTGACAGTCTGCGCACTATGCCCTCCACCTCCCTGGCAGTATCGTTGTGCATCAGTGCATTGGGGGCTGTGCTGATGTCAGAGACTGTGCCAAAGTCAGGATCACCAGTGCCTGTGATGTTATCTGCATCTGATGAGTCAACGCCATCCTCCCATGAATACTCAACCACCCTGCGCTCTGGTCCGATGTTCCTTGATCGCCTGGTGCCATCTCTGGATGTTGCCAGATCAGTGTTGGCAGTGGTGGTGATGGATCTGCCCCATGATGTTTCATCACCGTGGATGATGACCTCACCTAGAAACAATGTACCGATCTTCCAGTATGCCTCTGGTGGTGATGGCACTGATCCAGACACTGCTGGAATGCTGATCTTGTACGCGCTGAATGTGGAGTTGCCAGTGTGGAATAATGCCACCCAGTCTGGCGGTATGATCCTGCCATCAGCGCCGCTGGCAGTGTCGCCACCGACGACAGACTCAAGCTCCAACACTGGATGCTTGGTGTCACCATCGCTCCACTTGCCGCCAGTGTGCTTGATGATCTTCCTGCCCTCGCCATTAGCCAGCCAGAAGTATCCACCAGCGAACTCATCAGCAGATAGCAGTGGCTCATTCGTTGACGCGCCACCAGTATCAACCACCACTGTACTGCCCTTGCGTGTCCAGCGCAGCCCCTCAAGCCTGTCATAACTCTCAACAGTTGCGATGCTGACCCATGCCGATGTGTCGTCATCATATCCATACAGCGTGTACTCTGGCACATTGGTGCCGTACAAGCCAACAGCGATAACACCAGACGATGCAGTGACCTCTCCAACGCTGGACACTTGCAGCGATATGGTCTGCGCTACTGTTGATGTCGACCTCCAACCGATGCGTGGTGATAGGAGCTTGCTGGCAGTGAGACATCTGTCGATCTCATAGTCATAGCGAGTGGCCACAGTCCAATCATCACCTCTGCTGGTTGGTCCATCAGTCGCCTTGATGACAACACCATCATCGATGTATGTGCCTGTCGCAGAATACAGTCTGCCCATCAAGTCATCTGGATTGGTTGGCGCAGTGGCCAGACCTGTGCCTGCCCACTCGTCTGAAGTATAGCAGACCGCATGCCACTTGGTGGTGGCAGTGCCAGATTGTCTGTTGCCGAACTCGATCAGATGCGTGCCTGTTGCGCCTGAGTTGTCAGACAGTGATGCAGAGTTGATTGCCTTGGTCCATGTCCTATCGCCTGATGTAGATCGAGACCTCCACCAGAGTGAGCACTTGGCATCGCCAACACCAATGATGATGTCCACGCCTGCTGTCATGTCCACAGTCACAGTGGCTAACAATGATGTTGCCACATCGTCATAGACTTTAAAGCTGGCAGTGTGGCACTGGATGTCCACGATGTACCCAACACCAGATGACTCACATTGCACCCTGATGCCTGCCCTGTCTGATGTGACGATACCATCAACATCAACCTCGAACGAGGTATATAGGATGATGCCCTCTTCTGCTGTGCCTGTTGGTGCGATCTTGAAGTGCTTTGCATTGGTGCTGGTTGTGATGGTCATCGCGCCGCTTGCCAGTGTCGCAGTGCCTGCGCCGGTTGCTGTCCATCCGACATCGGATGGCAGATCATAGGGCAGCCATGTGCGCTCCCATGTTGTCCGGTTGTCCTCTGACTTGTACCGAGTGTAACCCGGCAGCACCACTTGGCTATACCCTCCAAGGTAGAGCGCACAGAGGCTGTTGTCCTCGTTGCCTGGTGTGGCAACATGGTTGGACAACATCATGATCCTGCCGCCCTGTGATGTCGCTGCCAGACTGGTTGGATATGTGGAGGTGTCGTTCGTATACCACCAGACAGACCTGCTGTATGCGCTGCCCTGTCCCATGCTCGACCAGCTCACGCCATTGTCATAACTGCTAACAATGAAGCCACCACCAGTGCCAGACGATAAGCCATAGACATATAGCCTGCCAGTCTCATCATTGGCCAGTGCCAACTCTGCTGCTGTGAATGTGTCACCACCTGTGATGGCTCCCCATGTGCCGCTGTCTGCGACAACTGGCGCAGCATTCTTGATGTTCTGATATGCTGACCCAATGCGCCGCACTATCAAGTCTCTGGAATATGATGCTGTCGAACCTTCGCTGATGTACGCCAATATGAAATGATTACCAGCCACAGTGAGATCGAATGCGCCGACTGCCTCATCGTTGTCTGTGCGCCACTGCTCCGTGACCAGATCGAACTGGTGCCCGCTGTCCACGCTTGCCCATTGGAGCAGCACATCATTGAAATCGTGGCCAGAGTGGTTGGCTGTGGCTTGTGCTATCAATAGCAACTGCCCATCTGAATATGAGCAGCGCAGTCTCTTCACCCTGTATGTTGCGCCAGTCGTGCTGTACTCAACATTGGCACGCAAGCAGTGTGATGCTCCCAGTGTCCAGTTTGCCCCGCTGTCATCGCTGTAATACTGCCGAATGTTGGCACCACCGGCATTGTCAAAGATCCAGAACAGGCAGAGCACTCTGCCAGATGGCAGCACCACCAGGCATGGTGCTCTGGTTTGACTAGCTGGCGTTGCGAATGTGGTTGTGTAGACAGCGACATTGGCCCACGCGCCGCTGGTCGATCTGATGGAGACCTCCACACCATACTCTGATGCTCTGCTGGTGTCCCTCGTCGCATATGCTGCCACGACCTTTTGATTGGTCAGTGTCACCGCATCTGGTTGTGTGGCGTATTTGAAGGCACCACTCGCATCTGTCCAGCGCACTGACTCAAAGCTGGTGAGCACTGATGGCGCGTCCCATCCTCGATAACTGCTGGCAGAGTCTGTGGTATTTTTCCAGATATATCGTGCGCCCTCATCCCCTGTGACCAGTCCACCCTTGCTTGACCTGATGTCAAGCGACTTGGCAGCACTCTGTGTGCCGCTTGATTGCAGCACCATGTTAGTTGCGTTGTCTGCAACTGGTATGCCTGGTGTCGGTCCTGCCTGCGTATAGCTTGACTCTGCTGCCCAGACTGATGCTCTGGTGTCTGGCAGTGCGAGACCTTGGTACTGTGTTCTGTTCTTCTCTGCCATCAGTCTCTCCGGTGTCCAACTCTAACATTGCCAACGATGGCTTGTCTAAGTGGACTGTTGCTGAGTTTCAGATCCTCTTGCACAAAGGCACCAAATGCTCTGTGCTTGTACTGCTGGACCACTGTGATCTGCATTGGTACTGCGCTGCCTCTGTTCGCTGCTGCCAGTCCTGATGGACCTCCAATGGCATTGACACCCAGTGGCGTTAGCACGCCCTCACCAGCACGCGCTGTGACCAGACGCTCATCTGGTGCGCCTCCAATCATGCCACCACTGTGGAATGTTGGTGGTGGTTGTGCTGCAACTAGTCCAGCTTGGACTGCGCCCAGTGCGATGTATGCGCCAGACGCAATCACATTGGCTGGTGGTGGTAGGTCCGCATATGCCCTCATTGCTGCCACTGCTGTGTGGATGGCGATCTCTCCAATGCCTGCTGCCTTGGCCACATTGAATGCGACAAGTGCTGCCTCTTGTGCTTCCTTTGTGCCCTCCTCTGCTAACCTAGATGACAGAGCATATGCAGTGGATGCAATCCCACCAGCCAGTGCGGCGCTGTGCTCCTTGATTGCTGCACTCTGCGCCGCTGCCTCTGTCTCTGCTTTTAATTCACGCTCCCTGTGCTCATCGGCCCTGTCTGCCACTGCTTGTTGTGCCTCTGCCCATGCCTTATCATAGTCTGTGGTCATGTCCTTGGTTGCCTTCGCCATCGCCTTGGCCAGATCCTTTGCTGCCTTGGTCTCTTCTTTTGTTGCTTTGGTCGCATCGTCTGACGCCTTCTCTGCTGCTTGCCTCGCTGCTGTCATTGCTGCCTCTGCCTCGCTTGCCTCCTCTGCTGCCACCGTTGTCTCATGCACTGCGTCAGAGTAGTCGATGGTATTTTTGGCTTGTCTCTTCAGTAGCTTCTCCATCTCTCTTTGCAGTTTGCCCTGGTGAGTGATTGCATTATTGACCTCAATGACTACTTTCTTTTGCTTCTCAAAAGCATCCTGTGCAGCGCCAGTGGCTTCACCAGACTTGCCATACTCCTCTCCAAGATCGTCCCATATTTTAGTTTGCTTCTCAAGCTCCTCGTTCAGCTTGGACAGAGTTGGTGCAAATGCGCTGCGTGCTTGGTGCTCTGCCCGCTGCATTGCTGCGTCCATCTCGCTAAATGCACCCTCTTGCTCCTCCACTTGAAATCGCAACTGCTTAAGTCTCTCCTCGCCCTGAAGGAAACTGTCGTGCAGAGCATCGCGCACTCTCTTGTGTTCCTTTGCTGCCTCTGCTGCCCTCTCTTCCTGTTCTTGCAGATACACATAGGCAGCACCAACAGCAGCGGCAGTTACTGCCAGTGCGATGAATATCGGATTGCTGAACATGGCACCCTTGCCAAGTGCCTCAACACCTGCCAGCGCATCACCTGCTGTGCGCGCCATATCGCCGAGTGCCGGGTTGACCAGATCAAGTGCTCCACCCAGACCCATCATCACAGAGTCTGCATCACCTGCCGCATCGACATTGTCCTTGAGAGATCGAGTGCTCTTGTCGATCTCTTTGCTCATCTTGCTCCAGGCTTGCTTGCTGCCTGTCGCTGCCTTCTTTGCTGCCTTCTCTGACTTGACGAATCCCTTCTCAAGCTCCTTGGCCATTGATCTTGCTTCTTTGGCAGTGATGCCCTCGATGGACGCCAACTCTTTTCTGAGCTGGGATATGTCTGCTTTCAGATTGATGGTGCCATCTGCTGCCATGGAGATCCCCTTATATTTTCTTGGCCAACTCGCCTGCCAATTGCTCTGCTAACTTAACACCCTGCCGCCTCAATGGAGTGCGCAACAATGCGATGTGTGTGCGCTGCCCTCTGAAGTTGTGCAGACCCTTGACCATGTACGCATATGTGTGCTTGTTCTTAATGGCCAACTCAATGACATCCATACTGGCCATCCTCACCTCATAATACCAGCCATCGCGTGATCTGCCTGTCTTGACTGGCCACTCATCCTCAGACCTGGTGCCAGTTGGCTCTTGGAAATATACCCGCTTATCGTTCACCACTTTCCATGATGTCTTGATGGATGGCCCTGTTGGCTCTGAACCCTTGACACTCTTGAGCAAGTCAGTGGCTGTCTGGTTGAATGCCTTGGCTGTTGCTGGTGCAACCAGATTGATAAAGTCGCGTGTCAGTGTGGCGAGACCGTCATCCAACTCTGCCACCACCTCTGCCATCACTCACCTCTTTTTGTGTCTGTTCTGCCTTTCTTTTGTTGGGATGTTTCTAACTCTCCACCACGCCAAAAGCTCAACTTGCGTCTGATGGTCGAGGCTATAAAACTGCCCAACAGAGAGGTTGCGATGCGCCTCAATATCATGGATCGCAACATCTAGTCCTCCGCTGGATCGGTAAAATCCTCAACAGCGCTGACCTCATCCTCAGAGATCAAGTCCTTGGCCAGTAGCTTGAAGGCAGCACCACCAGCCTCCAACACCTGTGCCAAGTCCTCGCCACGCTCTGCCAACTCATCCAGCACCATGCCGCCATACTTCATCGGGTTATAGTCTGCCTGGTGATACTGGCATTTGGGCCTGCTGCTCCCCCGCCAGCACGCCCCCAACGCAGCACCAAACGCACGCCGCCAGTTGTTAGTTGCTGCCGCAACTATCTCATGTCGGATGGTGAATGATGCTGGTGCTGCCAGCTTGACTTTGTGCTTGCCTATTGTCACTTGTTTGCCTGCCATGTGTCCCTCTTATTGGTTAGCTAGTGATGTCTAGGTCGCCTGTGACATTGCCATAGACAACGCCGCTGATGCTGATGGTATCCGGATCCCCCTCAGAGAAGTCAAACGACAACTCAACATCCTCACAGATAAGGCTCAAGTCAGAGGTACCAGCCTCGAAATCGCTTGCCTCGATGGTGAGTTTCACATCGAATGTCATTACGTCTGCTGTGGCTCCCAGTGTTGAGACCCTTGCCGCATATGGCGTGCCAGACTTGCCAGTGATCATATCAATCAATGTGCCTGATGATGTCTCACTGAACTCACTGACCATCGCGCTGAATGATAGAGTTGGGAACACTCGCGATGTGTAACGGACTGAGTGCAGAGTGCCACGACTCTGATATGCTGTGGTGTCTTTCAACTTGTCCTTGAGACCGCTGACACTGAAATCAGCCTGATCGAATTGGACCGTCACAGTCAATGGAGTGCCAGTGCCATCGGATACGATCACGCTGCCGCTGGTAAATGAGTGTTTTACTACTGTCGATAGAGCCATTTTCTAGCCCTCCTTTTTTGATTTGGTGGTGGTTTTGCCCTTGGTACTCTTAACCGATTTGACTGCCGGTTGTGTCAGCATGCGAGACCATGCCGCACGCAGTTTGCCTCTCATGCTGCTTGGTGCTGCCTGCACTGCTTGACGCATCTGCATGGCTGTCATTGCTTCCCAGTCTGGCGTGTACTCATCTAGTATTGATTTATCACTCATGGTTACTCCGTTGGATATAGATGGACCACGCTGAACACGACCTGACCAAGAAACCACTCACCACCTGGTGATACTGTTCTGATCGGCACAGATGCCAGCTCAATGGATGTGATGTTGGTTTGCGCCATGGCCAGTGCCGCCTGCACAACATCCTCTTCAAGATTGAGCGCAGCATCATAGTCTGCCACCTGTGCATCTGCTCGGATACGCACAGCGAACTTGACTGCAAAGGTTGTGGTAGCCCATTGCCCTGCGTGCCTGCGTGCTCTGGCTTGTGGTTTGGCAGTGGTCTGATTGGCACCAACTGCGAATGCCTTGTGCATGATGTGACGACTATCAGAGCCAAACAGATCATACACATATCTGGACTCTGCAAAGCCAGACACAGCATCAATTGCCGCTGCTAGTCTTGCACGAATCGTGGAGACTGCTGTGCCCATTATCGACTACTCAGCCACACCGTTGACATAGCACCACGCCGCTGGTTGGTGTCATCTGCTTTGCCGTCATCATCGGAGTCATACAGGAACCGCAACCGACCCCATGCACGCTCGTATTGCTCACGGTATTTTTCTGCCCTCATCTCATAGGCATCGGATAGTCTGGTGGTCAAATCCTCAAAGATTAGAGCCAGTGTCAATGCCAGCGCGACCTCACGCAATGACGATGGTGACATCACCAGATTGGGTCTGTTACCTTGCTCGACTAGGCGCAACTGAATCTGCACCCATGCCTCATCGAGATAATCCTGCCAGTTGCTGACTGATGTGATGCTGCTGCTGCTCGATGGATCAAGAGCAGATACCACTCGAATGAGATCCGCATCTGTTATCGGCATGTACAGTCGACCACGCACCAGTGATGCAGAGTTGCGAAAGTTATGAGTCACGCCATCTGGCATCGCCAGTGCCCACTCAATGCGCCATCCCTCTGCCAGTTGCTCACTGCTCAGTGTGCCTGATGTGATGGTATACTTGGCCACAGATGATGCGATAGTGACAGATGCGCCATCCACCTTGGCTGTGTTACTCGGATCATAGACAGAGACAGTGCCTGACGATGGCGCAACCAGTGCGCCGTTGTGATAGACTTGGCACTTGATCACCTCATTCCTGCCACGCTCGATCAAGTCTGGCAGCATGAATCGCGCAGTGTATGTGGTGTCTGTGCTGCTCATCTTCTGTCGCGCTCCCTCTTGATATCTTGCTTGCGGTATCGCTCAAATGAGTCACGCGCTGCCTTCTCTGCCTTGTCTTTTGGCAGACCTGCTTGGCACAGTCGATCAGTGGTGGACTTGATGGCACGCTGCTTGTCGGTGTTGGTCTTGCTCATCAATCACCCATCACTGGCACTGTGGATGTTGATGTTGCTGGTTTCATGTTCTTTTTGCGCTTGGCGATCTCTTTGTCCAGCACCGCGATATCTGCTGCAAACTTGTCTGCAATCGCCTTCTCACTGGGCACACTGACTGCTCGATCTGCTGCTGCTGTATATTGCTGCTGCGTCTTGGATCTGATGCGCTCCAACACATGGATGCCTGGTGGATCGATGACTTTGTTCTTGATGAGCATCTTGCAAAACTTTGTCCAGCCATCCACATCGCAGTCAATCTGCGTGCTGCCAGAGTATGTCTTTGCCCATTGAGACAGATGTGCGTTGGTGCCCTCTGGCCTGCGTATATAGCTGGTGCCTGGTCCTTGCACGTCAATCGGTATGATGGTCCAACCACGCCGCTCAATCTCGGCCTGCGCTTGTGCAATCATGAACTTGCCACCGCGATGCTCAACCCTGTTGAGACCTGCTTTGAGCTGGAACTTGCCCAACACTGGCAGCACTGCACCATTCATCACATGCCACCGCTCTGGATGGTGCCGATACAGGAATGGTGGACAATCCACCAGCATCGGTGGTCTGGGTCCGTTACCTGCTATCGCGAAGTCTGGTGTGTATTGATCTGACTTTGGCATCGCTGCCGCTGTCTTGGTCGCTGTCTGTTTTAATTTAGCCATTGTATTGGTGTCCTCCAAGACGGGAAACAAAGAGACACGCCCAGAGGCAGGCCCAGAGGACACGACTGAAGCCACGCCCCTGAACGCGCCTCAAGGTTATGCGTCAGTGATTATAGATACGCCACATGCATCGATGCCCTCAGACGCTCCAAGGAACGCGCTGGACACATATGCAGTGAGACCAGACTTGGCTGTTCGGTCTTGCTCAAAGAGCACCTTGCCGCCAATGTTAAGGCTGGTGGTGTCTGCTACAGCAGGCACTGTCGCATCTGCCCAGACAATGGCCCCGCGTCCAAACATGCCGCCTGCGCGATCTTGGCCAGAGTTGGCTGTTGGCACATGACTGCTGACAAAGACATCAACGCCCATGAATTGGCCTTTGTAGCCACCGCCCTTGATGACCATCTGCTCCTGTGTGCTGTCGCTCCATTGGAGTGCGCCAGTAGATGATGTGGCAAGTGCTGACCTGAGATCCCCGTACTGCACTGGATGGAGAATAGCCATGTAGCCAGATGCGCTGTCTACCTTTGCCACTTCAAGAGTCGTGATAGCATCGAGCCAGTTGGTAACGGTGAAGTTGCTTGTGGATGTGCCAACAGTGGATGAGAAGTTGTCAACCAGGTTGGCAACCAAGCTAGTGAGTGTGGCACTGTATGATGCCATGGCATCAGCAGCAAAGGCATCTGGTGAGATCAAGCCATTGGACCCTGTCAATCGGGCCAAGTCACTTGCCTCGTATGACTTTGCGTATCTTGAGACCGTGACATCCGTCGATCCATCAGTGATGACAGTGTTGGACACTGCGACACCATCAGCAGTCGATGCCAGCAGGTTGTATCCCTGAAGCCCGATGTGAGAAAGTCGGATGGTTGCAGATCCTGATCCACCGGCGTTGCCAGCATAAACCAGCGCACCATGTTGGGGCAGTGAGTTGCGATCTGCCAAGAGTAGAAGGAACTCAGCAGATAGTGCTTCCCCAATTCGGAGATCAGTGATTGCTGTGCCTGTGCTTGTTGCGTCGTAGACTACTTCGTTAGCCATTGTATTGATACCTCATAATAATAATTGCAGAGTGATTGCTTGATGGCCTCTGCGCTCATTAACGGTAGCGACACCGGACTGGCCTATGTTCTTGAGTAGCTTAACCCTTGCCCTTGACAGACGCAAGTATGGCTGTGCGCGATTCTCGATATGCTGTCCAGTCGCCTGTGCGCATTGCGTCCATCCTCAACTGCCTGATGCGCTCTGCCGATATTGGTGCGCCTGTCGTGGGTATGGTGGTGCTGTTAGTGCCGTTGTTGCTGCGTGGCATCTGTTGAGCTGGTGATGCTGGTGGTGCATCCTGCTTGGCTGGTGCTGACAGATATGGTGCCAGTGCCTTTGGTGCTGCCTCTGGGTCTGCCTTCATTGTGGTCAACCAATCTGCCAGTGCTGGCTTGTCATCACCAGTCAACCGACCATACAGATACTTGGCCACATCTCTGCCCTCTGCATCCAGCAGACCTGCACTCATCAGTGCCTGGTCTGTCTTCCAGCCATCTGCTGCTGCTGTGTGGTCCAGCTTCATCTGCTCGATGGTGCTGGCCAGTGTGTCCACTGTCGCTGACTTTTCCATCGCGCCTTGCAGTTGCGCCTCCAAATCAGCCATCGCTGTCTTCAGGTTATTGCGCTCTGCCACAACAGACTGGAACCTGTCATATGGTATTGACTTGCTGCTGTCTGCTGGTGGTGCTGCTGGTGTGCTGGTGTTGTCCTCTGCCATGGTGTGCCTCTTGCTAGGTTAGTGTTCTGTTAAGTCTGTCAATGCGCTCAAGCGCAGTCAGTGCATCTGCTCTGCTCACGCCCGGATGCAGTGCTTGATACGCCTCTGCCTTATCCATTAATCCAAGCTCCAGCATAGTGGTCAAGTGTTCACGCTGTGCTCGCATCTCCTCTGGTGACAATGGGATACCTGCATATGTGATGTGGTAGCCTGACTCTGGCAGTGCAGATCCTGTTGCCCTGTTCAACATCGCTGCCGATATGCTGATAAGTCGCAGATCGCCCTGTCTGAACATTGGCTCATATGCGCCTTGGCCCTCACGCTGCGCTGCTCTGCTCACGCTCAGTGCATAACCGCTGCGCGGATCCCCGCTCTGTCTGATCAAGTCACCACGAATGCCTGCATAGCTGGCGATGCGCCGCTCATATGCCAGCGCAGTCTCTTGCAACTTCTGACAGTCTGCACCAGCTTGCCACTGTCCGACTGTTGGCTGTCCTGCCATGTCCTCTGATGGTTGCAGCACCAGCACTGTTGCAGGGTCTGTGACGATAGCAGTGCGCCCTGCGCCATCGCCATCCTCATCCACATAGCCCGCGCCTGGTGCCTGTAATCCAATCATGTATCTCTGTGGCCAACTGCTCTGCCTGTAACTATGTGCCAGCATGCAGTAAAACACAGCAGCAGAGAGTGATCCTTCCACCAGCTCACGCCACTCATAGGTGTCCCAGAGCGTAGCAGTCTCTGCTGCGTGGTAGATGGTATAGGGCACAAATGGTCTGCCATCTGCATACTTGTATGGATAGTTAGCACCAATCATCGCATCCACGCCCAGATACTGCTTCGTGACATCACCACCATCTGATGCCAGTATTCGATAGACTGGCGCATCTGGGTTGCTAATATCGCACTCATCCCAACACCATGCATATTTGCCGGTATGTGGATTGAGCCTCTGTCTTGATTCTTTGATCTTGACTGGTTGACCCGGATCATCTGGATGGCTTGCTGCTATCACTAAGTCTGGGAACACTGGACGGTATGTGAGTCTGTTGTCTGCTGTGATCTCAACACGCACCAGCATCTCACGCAATCCAAGTGTGTCACGCTGCACCCTTGCCATCAGGTTGAATAGCCCAGACTCCTCAATAGCAGCGGATACTGTGAGATCACCAGCATCGTGTGATATGGTTGGCCACTTACTATAGAGACTGGACAAGCCAGTGCAGACCACGCGCAGAATGTTGGAACTCATATCGATGCCCCATGCCTCTCGTCTGATGTCACCGATCTGTGCTCTCAGTCGTGCCTGTAGATCCTGATCCCAACTGCCATATAGCAAGCGCCTGCGCATCCTGGTGTGCTGCCATCGCCTGTGCTCGGTTGGGTCTGTTGGGACTGGTGGCGATGATAGGCCTGTCAAACTGCTCATTGATGATCTCCTCGATTAGTAAACATATAACCCACGACCCATCGTAGCGGCACCACGCATCGACCATGGCCAGCACGCATACCTGACTGCATCGACAGAGTCTTTGGCATCGCCATCCTTGAATTGAAAAGTAGACAAGCCAAAGATAACACGCTCACACCTTGGATGGACTGTAAAGTGCCCATCGCGCAGTGTCGCTCTGTGTAGCCACTGACATCCACGCCAGACAGAGCCTCTGCCACCGCCTCTGCCTGTCTTCGCTTGACGGATTGATGGCACCAGTGGCACGCCTCGTCTGATCTGCATCTTTTTGCAGAGTGCTCTGGTCAACTCTCTGTTTGACTTCCTGCCCAGACCATCTGCTCTGCCTCCATATGCCTTGTCTCCATATGCGTGATCTAGATCCTTCCACTTGAGTCCATTGCGATTGAGCATCTTGATGATAGCAGTGGCATCTTGGTCTGGTGTCGTGTCGCCATCTGATGGTGCCTCGTCAATCACATGGACCTTGCTGAACTCACCAGAGTTATCGACTGCCACCAGCACTGCTATCTGTTTGAAGTTGCGACCGCTGCCATGGTCGATGCCGATACTGAGCTTGACATCTTTAGTGGGTATCCAATCAGTGACATGTACTGACTTGCTGAATGCCTCAAAGACTGGTGACTCTGTCCTGGTCTCCCACTCACCATCGAGCAGCACTGGTGCAAACCGCTTGAGAGTGGTGCGCCGCTGCTCATCAATCCACGCCTGATCGAGTGGTGCGCCACCAGGCAAGCACAGTGGTCTGGTGCTGCCCACTGGGATGAAGTTAGCAGGCTCCATCCGCGCATGCACCTCTGCCAGTATGCCATCCTCAACCAACTCCTTAATCCATCCACATGGCTTGTTGATCGGCGTTAGTGTCATTATCAATCTGCCTGCATTCCTGATGAGTCGCCTGTCCAACTCTCTGTATGTGTCAACGCCACATGGCTCATCGATATGGACAAAGTCAATGGTTGCGCCTGCCAATGCCTCTGCGCCTTGGTTGGTCGTTCTGAACCTCACCACGCTGCCATTGACAAAGACCACCGCCGGATTGTCTTTGCCGAATCCTCGCCTGCTGTCGAATGAGTTGCTGCTGCGTGATGTGAGTGCAGACTTTGGCACCAGCTCATGGAACTTGCGCATAATGGCCACTGACTGTGAGTAGCTTGTGCAGACTATCCATGCCTCAACTGGTGGTGGCTTGATGGTGTGCTGATATGTGCCAAGGCAGACATGTATGACCTCTGCGAGACCGCACCAACTCTTGCCCAATTGATTACCCGCTCGAAACAGCTTGCGTGGTGCATCGAGATCGTGGAATGCCTGCTGTGGTTTGGTCCACTTAACGAACGGCAGCAGACCATCATCTGTCCTGCTTGCTAGGTCTCTGGTGTGCTCACGCAGTGACCTGAGTGCAGACATGTTCAACCTGTCACTCACCCTCGACCAATGCAAGCCGTGGTGCGCCAACACGGTCCTCACATGCCTCCATCAACTCCTCCACCACAGAGACTGGCAGCAGACTGATGGCAGCACGCAACTCATCCACGATCTGATCGTCTGTCAGTCTGTGCTCCTCGATGCGCACTGCATCCTGTGCTGCCTTCATCTCATCAAGCTCGGCACGCAGTGACAGTGCCTGCCTGCGCAGTGTGGCCACTGCTGTCCAACTGTTTACCTCGCGTGCTCTGTCCATGTCGTTGTGTGTCTCTGCCAGTTGCCGTTGCAGATATGTGACCCTCTTTTGTCTGCTGTGGCGTTGACTCTTATTTTGCCCTGGTTTGCTCATAATGGCCCCTTGCTTGCGTCCTGTACTGTTGGCTGTGTTTGCACTCGTCTTTGCTGTTGCTCTTATTTTCTGAGCAATTGCGCGCGCGAAAGTCGGAGGCAAGAG